AGAAGAACTTCCTAACGCCAAATGGCAAGCGCAGTACATGCAGTCCCCCACTTCGGACGTGTCTGCCATTGTCAAGCGTGAATGGTGGAAGATTTGGGAGCATGACAGCCCGCCTTCGTGCGAATTCATCATTCAGTCTTGGGATACGGCGTTTTTGAAGACAGAACGGGCCGACTATTCTGCATGCACGACATGGGGTGTGTTCTATAAAGACGACGATCTGGGTGTAAACCGGGCAAATATCATATTGCTCAACGCGTTCAAGAAACGCATGGAGTTCCCCGAGTTAAAACAGCGGGCGTTTGAGGAATTCAAGGAATGGGAAGTTGATAGCCTGATCGTTGAGGCTAAAGCGGCAGGTTCGCCCTTAATATTTGAACTCAGGTCGATGGGAATTCCGGTGCAGGAGTTCACACCGAGCAAAGGTAACGATAAAATTGCGCGGCTAAATGCGGTGGCTGATATGTTTGCATCCGGACACGTTTGGGTGCCTAATACGCACTGGGCAGAAGAATTGGTTGAAGAGGTCGCATCGTTCCCGTCAGGTGAACATGATGACTTGGTGGACTCAATGACTCAGGCATTACTGCGTTACAGGCGCGGTGGCTTTATTCAATTGGCGTCTGATGAGGAAGATGAACCGAAGTCTTTCCGCAGGAAAGAACCGTACTACTAAGGATAAAACATGGCTATTGAGAAGTCACTATATGCAGCGCCACAAGGCTTAGAAGAACTGGCCGCAATGGATCAATCATCTCCTCAAATTGAGATTGAAATTGAAGACCCCGAGTCCGTAACCATTGGTGTAGATGGTATGGAGATTGAAATTGTCCCTGATAAAGATTCAGAAGACGACTTCAATGCCAACTTGGCTGAGTTCATTAGTGAAGATGTTTTGCAAAGTCTTGCTGAAGAGTTGATCAGTGACTACGATGAAGACATAGCCAGTCGCAAAGACTGGATGCAGACTTACGTCGATGGCCTAGAGTTGTTGGGTATGAAGATTGAAGAACGAACAGAGCCATGGGAAGGCGCGTGTGGTGTGTTCCACCCCATGTTGTCTGAAGCTCTGGTGAAGTTCCAGTCAGAAACAATGATGGCAACGTTCCCTGCGGCTGGGCCAGTCAAGACCCAGATCATTGGTAAAGAGACACCCGCTAAGAAAGAGTCTGCACAGCGCGTAGCAGACGACATGAACTACCAACTCACTGATGTGATGAAGGAATATAGACCAGAGCATGAGCGCATGTTGTGGGGCTTGGGTCTGTCTGGTAACGCGTTCAAGAAGGTGTACTTTGATCCGTCGCTTGATCGCCAAGTGTCGTTTTTCGTTCCTGCTGAAGACATCGTTGTGCCTTACGGTGCGAGTAACTTAGAGTCTTCTCCGCGTATTACTCATGTGATGCGTAAGACCGAGAACGAGTTGCGCAAGTTGCAGGTCGCAGGGTTCTACATGGACGTGGACTTGGGCACACCTGACAACGTGCTGGATGAAGTTGAGAAGAAGATCGCAGAGAAGATGGGCTTTCGCGCCACTGCCGATGATCGCTTCAAACTCTTGGAGATGAACGTAGACCTCGACCTTGAGGGCTATGAGCACAAAGACAAGAAGGGTAACAAGACTGGCATCGCACTGCCGTATGTAGTCACCATTGAAAAGGGAACCAGCAACGTGCTGGCCATTCGTCGCAACTGGGAGCCAGATGATGAGACTTACACAAAACGACAGCACTTTGTCCATTATGGTTACGTTCCGGGATTTGGTTTTTACTGCTTTGGCCTCATCCACCTCATTGGGGCTTTTGCTAAGTCAGGCACTTCTCTTATTCGTCAGCTTGTCGATGCTGGTACTTTAAGTAACTTGCCCGGTGGTTTCAAAACTCGTGGCATGCGAGTCAAAGGCGACGACACACCGATTGCTCCGGGTGAATGGCGCGATGCGGATGTGGCAAGCGGCACACTGAAAGACAACTTATTGCCCCTGCCGTACAAAGAGCCAAGCCAGACATTGATGGCGTTGCTTGGTCAGATTGTTGAAGAAGGTAGACGCTTCGCTAATACAGCGGACTTGACGCTCAGTGATATGAGTGCGCAAGCGCCTGTGGGTACTACCTTGGCGATTCTTGAGCGCACATTGAAAAACATGTCTGCTATTCAGGCACGTGTTCACTACTCAATGAAGCAAGAGTTGGGTCTCTTGAAGCATATCATTGCTGAGTACACACCAGACGACTACGACTACCAGCCAAGCGAAGGCAGTCGCAAAGCCAAGAAGTCTGACTATGATGATGTGGATGTCATACCAGTCAGTGATCCTAATGCGTCAACAATGGCGCAGAAGATTGTGCAGTATCAAGCGGTGTTGCAGTTGGCCCAAGGTGCGCCTCAGTTGTACAACCTGCCACTCTTGCATCGTCAGATGCTCGATGTGTTAGGTATCAAGGATGCGCAGAAACTTGTGCCGATGGACGACGACCAGAAGCCGACTGACCCAGTGTCAGAGAATCAGAATGTGCTCAAAGGCAAGCCGGTCAAAGCGTTCCTGTCGCAAGATCATAAGGCTCACATTGTTGTGCACATGTCAGCGATGCAAGACCCCAAGATTCAGGCACTTTTGCAACAGAACCCGATGGCGCAGCAGATGCAGTCAGCCATGATGTCTCACATCAACGAGCACTTAGGCTTTGAGTATCGCAAGCAGATTGAGCAGACTCTTGGTATGCAGTTGCCACCACAGACAGATGAGTCTGGTGAAGAAGTTCAGATGTCTCCAGAAGTGGAAGCACGTCTGTCTCCGATGTTGGCGCAAGCCGCGCAGCAGTTGCTCCAGAAGAATCAGCAGGAAGCACAGCAGGCTCAAGCGCAACAACAAGCGCAAGACCCCATCGTGCAAATGCAGATGCAAGAGTTGCAACTCAAGGCGCAAGAGAACCAGCGTAAAGCTGCTAAAGACCAAGCCGACAACGCCATCAAAGCAGCGCAGTTGCAAGTCGAGCGTGACCGCATCCAGACACAGCAGGCCACTGATGACAAACGCATCAAGATGGACGCAGTGAAGATGGCCGCGCAGATGCAAGAAGACAAGCAGCGCCACATGATGGACATGAGTGTTGATGTTCTCAAACAACTTTCTAACAAGAGTGCAGAAGAGCAACTGCGGGCAATGCAGGAGCGTATCCAGATGAGACAAAGACAACCTAAAGGTGAATAAATGAATGGATTTGAAGTTCTTATCCAACAAGCGGACGAGAAGATTGACCAACTCAAGGACTACTTGGCCGAGGGCAAGGCCGAGTCCTTTGAGGATTACAAGAAACTGTGTGGTGAGATTCGTGGTCTGCTCATCATGCGGGGATACACCCTAGACCTGAAACAACGATTGGAGACTTCGGATGACTAGTTCCATCCTATTGGCTACAGACGCCAATAACCCACAAGTCGTGGGAACCTATAACTGGCAATCATCAATGGAGGAAAAAGGTAAGCAATTACCAAGGCCATCTGGCTACCGAATCCTTTGTGCAATTCCAGAGGCAGAGAAAGAGTTTGAGGACAGTGAGATTGGTATTATCAAAGCTGATGAAACCATGCGCAACGAAGAGACCCTCACAACGGTCTTATTTGTTGTTGATATGGGGCCAGACTGCTATCAAGACCCATCTAAGTTCCCTACCGGGCCGTGGTGTAAACCCGGGGATTTTGTCCTCGTGCGTCCACACTCAGGTTCTCGCTTGGTCATACATGGCCGTGAGTTCCGCATCATCAATGACGATACTGTCGAGGCCGTCGTAGACGATCCCCGTGGTATCAAACGTAAATAAAAGGAGCACAAAATGCCTTTAGACGACGACACAGAATTCAAGTTTCCAGACGAAGTTGAAAGTAAGGGTAAACCCTCACAAAACACAGAGCCTGAGATTGAGATTGAAATTGAAGACGACGCCCCGGCTGAAGACCGTGGCCGACAGCCCCTACCCAAACCTCTGGTTGAAGAACTAGAGAAGGATGAGCTAGACCAGTACGACGACAACGTAAAGACCAAACTCAAGCAAATGCGTAAGGTTTGGCACGATGAGCGCCGTGAGAAAGAGTCTGCCCTGCGCGAACAGCAAGAAGCTGTCGGTTTAGCACAACGCCTGCTTGAAGAGAATAAGCGCATCAAAGGCATTCTTACCAATGGTGAAAAAGAGTACGTCTCTACCATTCAGAGTAATGCTGATATGGAGTTGAAGATTGCTCAACGTGCTTATAAAGAAGCATATGAGGCAGGTGATTCCGACAAGATGATGGAGGCCAATCAAGCATTGCAGATGGCCAACCTGAAAGCCATACAGGTAAAAAACTTTCGTATGCCCTCTTTACAAGAGGAAGAATTTCAGGTACAACAGCAACAAGTGCAGTATCAACCTGCACCGAACATACCTGAACCGGACAATAAAGCAGTAGCGTGGCAAAAGCGCAATAGCTGGTTTGGACAGGATCGGAGTATGACGGCCTTTGCTCTAGGTTTACACGAAGACCTGAGAGACAATGGTGTAGAGGTTGGTTCTGATGAGTATTACCGCGAATTGGACAATACAATGCGCAAACGGTTTTCAGAGAAATTTGAAAGCCAAGAAGACAATAGACAGCAGACCCGGACAAGACCCGGTACTGTAGTCGCCCCGGCAGTTCGTAGCACGGCCCCTCATAAGGTTAAGCTAAAGCAAAGCCAAGTAAACCTAGCCCGAAAACTGGGTTTAACGCCAGAGCAATATGTGAAGGCACAACTTGAATTGGAGGCCCGTAATGGCTGATATTAAAGACAACAAACTCACACGCGAGTTGACAACACGTGCGGTACAGGAACGTCCCAAGCAGTGGGCGCAACCTGAACTGTTGCCCGAGCCAGACAAACAGCCCGGATACAACTATCGCTGGATTCGTGTTTCTACGATGAACAACGCTGACCCACGTAACTTATCGGCCAAACTCCGAGAAGGTTGGGAGCCAGTTCCCGTCGAAGAACAACCCAAATTTAGACTGTTAGCCGATCCCAATAGTCGTTTTAAAGACAACATTGAGGTTGGTGGATTATTGCTTTGCAAGACACCTACTGATTTTGTAGACCAGCGAAATGCCCATTTCGCCAAAGTCACTCAATCTCAGACAGATGCTGTGGACAATAGTTTCATGCGTCAAAGTGATGCGCGGATGCCGCTCTTCCAAGAGCGTAAGTCCTCGTCCAGCTTTGGCAAAGGTACTTAAATTTTTAAGGAGTCTTAAATGGCTTATCCCGTCGTCTCGGCCCCCTACGGCCTAAAGCCGATCAACCTGATCGGTGGTCAGGTATTTGCTGGTTCTACCCGCATTTACTCGATCCAGTATGGTTTTGCGTCAAACATCTTTTACGGTGATTTGGTCAATATTGTTCGTGGTTCTATTATTAAGAACACTGACACTACTGACTCTACTGGCAACGGTTTGGTTGGTGTGTTCTTGGGTTGTGAGTATGTAAACCCTACAACTAAGCAAACGCAATTTGCTCAGTATTGGCCCGCTGGTACTACTGCTACTGGTAGAGCTATCGTCTGTGATGATCCTGACACAGTGTTTAAAGTAGTAATGTGTTCCGCTACAACGGTCATTGCTTCTGCTTCTACTGCTCTGTTAGGTCAAAACTTTGGTTTGATTCAAAATGCAGGTAACGTCAACACAGGTAATTCTGCTGTTGCCGCTCTGTATGGCTCATCAAGCACAAGTGTTGATTTTGCTCTACGTGCAGTTGGTTTGGTTGAAGAAACTGCCATTCAAACTAGCGCAACTGGTTCATCTTCTTCTACTACCATTACATTGACTGGCTCTGGTTTACCTAGCGCGTTGGTGGTGGGTACAGAAGTTGGCTACCTTGCTGCTAATGGTCAGTACATTCAATCTGG